TAGTGACATCAGCCCACACATGGAAGCGGCGATATACAGCACCGGGGTCTACAAGGGATTTAATTTCAGGGAACTTCTGATTAGAAGAAGCAATAATAAACTCAGACGTAAAATTTGTCACGCCTTTTGACTTAAGTTCAGCCATTTTTAGGGGAAACTGAGCAGTATTAACCATATATTCCAATTCTTCATACTCCTCAACAGGCTTTTGTTGTGAATCTTTTACGTTTCCAAAATCATCAAGCACAACAATGGGTTGGCCTGTGTATCCTTCCCAATACTCGTTTTTAGCTCGGCGGGGAAATGAGCTGGACTCATACTTAATACCTCTTTCTTTTAGGTAGCGGCGGAAAATGCGCGCCTTCAAAACTTCAGTGGCAACACTTTTGCCCACTCCTGGATGTCCAAATAAATATAATGCCACGGGTTGGGTCCGAATTGTGTGGCAACGAGCAGGACTATGAGTAGCCCATTCGACTTGGTCTTATATGCGCTTTTGTAAACTAGCAACTAAGTAGACATTTGATCGGGAATTCAATTTAGAAGCCTGAAAATGATATTCATTGAGTTCATGATATACAGTTAAAGTTTGATTTGCAATTGGGGCTGAAGAATCAATAAGGGGTTTTTCAAATTTTTCAATCAATTTGACTGCAGCATATAAATTCTCTAATTGGGGAAAATTTTGCATGAATTTATACTCATCCGCACTTACACCATAGACAGTAGTATAGTAAATTTCAGCAAGGTAATCGAAGATCCAAGAGAACATGTCTTTCAAAGCTCTAAAGCCTTGAGCAGCACGTCCCACATTGCCAAAATGTTTAGTCATATCAGAAGGAGAAGGAATTATTCCTGAACACATCAGGGAAAAAGCTCCACATAGAAAAGCAAGAAATCCAGTAAATGGAAGTAGTTCGGGTGCTTTTGTTGCTGTAGCTAGCATGTCGGAAACCAAAGACTGGCTAACTCGACTAGTTTTGGGGATAGCGCCAGTGGAAGCATAGCTAATTCTGCATTCATTCATTGGAATTCTACTGGACGCTTCAGTTACTTCAGTTTTAGAGAACGATGGAATCAAACTCATTAAACTATCAAGGGAAACATGGAGAAGACGGGCGAGATTAGTACAGTGAAGAGTTAACAGTAACATCTGC